GCTGGCGTGATGGGTATAGCTGAACCATTGGTTTATGAAATGTTTGGAGATGGTAAACCAAAAATGGAAATGGCTGAATTGGAATTGAATCCAGTTGAATTTAGTAATGTAACGATTCAAAATACAATATTTCCAAAGGGAACAGTTGGCTTACCATATGCACAACATCAAGCCACTGGAACACAATTTGTTCCAAGTTTAATACATGGTGTTTTTCCTGTTAGAACGGAACCTGTTCCTTTGGATGAAAATGATGAACGTTTGGATGGAAAAAAACCTTTGGAGGTTGGTGCTAGTAAACATGGTTTATTATCTGATCCTTTCCCTTATGGTAAAGTGATCACGGTGATGTTGGATTATCAAAGAAAAATAATGGCAAATGTAAAACCGGTTATTGCTGATGTTGGGGTTTTAAACCTTACTACTGCTATAATTGGGGATCCAAATATAGAACAATTTACACCGTTACATTGGTCATCAAGTGAGGGCTTTCCATTGGTAAAGGAAAGACCAAAAAATTGTCGTTCAAAAAAGTGGTTATTTGGCCTTGTTGAAAATGGTGATGGTAAATATATATTGAATTCTATACATCCGAGATTAAAACAAATTCTTGAACATGAATTATCGATGCGGAAAAATGGTGTGGCGGTACCAACTATTTTTACGGACGTTACCAAGGATGAAACTGTACCTTTGGAAAAATCCAGAGATGGTAAAGTTAGGGTCTTTTCTACTGCTCCGGTACAGTTTGTCATTGCATTTCGTATGTATTTTGGTGATTTTATGGCTGCTTATCGTGCGGCAAATTTGCACATTGAACATGGTATTGGTATTGATCCAAATAGTATAATGTGGACTAAGGTGGCAAAATATTTACAAGTGCGTGGAAAGAATTTGGTTGCTGGTGATTATTCACATTTTGGATATACCTTGAGTGCACAATTTGTTGAAGCCGCTTTTAATGTTATGTTAATGTGGTATCGTAATCATTCTAATTCTCCAACTTTTGATGAGGATCAACGTGTTCGTGAGTGTTTGAAGAATGAAATATTAAATGTACATCGTTTGGCCGGTAATTTTGTATACCGTTCTGCATGTGGTATACCTTCCGGTTTTCCTGCAACGGATATTGTTAATTCCATGGTTAATTCTATGTATATTCGAATGGCTTGGTTGGAAATGATAAAAAAAAAAAATTTTTATGAATTTGATAATAATGTTAATGTGTTGGTGTATGGTGATGATTTGGCTATGAACGTTTCAGACCAATATATTGAATTGTTTAATACAAAAACGTTGAGTGAGTATTTTGCACAATATGGAATTAAATTTACGGATATGGATAAGTCCAATAATATAATTCCATATAGAATATTGGATGATATTACATTTTTGAAGTGTAAATTTTTAAATCATCCATGTAGAATCGGATTAAAGATGGCTGCTCTTGATAAAATATCAGTCGAGGGTGCGGCCAATTGGGTTCATGCAAAGGATGATATGGTGAAAGCAACACTTGAAAATGCAAAACAAGCGTGTGAATTAGCTCATGGTCATGGTAAAGAATATTATGACTTTGTCTACTCGAGTATTGCACGTGAATGTAGTGAGAAAATGCATGTGAAATTTGATTATTTTTCTTGGGAGGAATTGGATGAACGTCGATATGGGGACGATAATTAACATCACGATTATTTCTTATTTGGTGAATGGTATTAAAAATATGATTCATATAATCAATTACCCACTTAATTGATTGTTGATATTTTTAAAGAGGGTAAAAAAAAAAA